AAACTCGGAGAGGCCTTTGTAAACGTTGACATCCATGTGCTTGTCGTAGGCCATGCGAACGCCCTTGGTCAACATCTGATCCAAGGAACGGCCAATGAAGTTAGAGCGTGCCATATCGACAAAACTCACACGCAGGCCCACGCCAAACATGTGGGTCTTGAACATGTCCTTGCCGAGGTTCGCCTGCACCAGAGGAACACCATTCGCACCGGCGGCCATCGCGGGGCCAGATACGGAGGAGCCGGAGACAGCGTAGGTGATATTCAGGGCGGAAACATTCTCCACCCAACCGCCTCCGACAGTAATGGGGATATCCCGGGCGTAGGTCAGGGATGTCAGGGGCTCACGGATCTTCGGGTCGCGCTTCTCCAGCTCGGAAACCAGAAAAGCGCCTCCGGATACACTTGCGGCGTCCTGCACGGTGACAGGTGCTGCGGGAGTTCTGAAATTAGCCATATTCTTTATCCTCCTTATCAGGCGTTGTTGCAGGTCATGATGCGGATCTCGGCCACACCGTTGGAATCCGCTGCGCCATGCCACTGGCAATTAGTCAACTTGATGGTATTGGAGCCATCTGCAGATGCCTCAAAGCCGCCGACAACGCCCGCAGGGATGCTGGAGTTGGCAGTAATGCGGATGTACACCGCACCGCCCAATGCGGGGGTGCCCACGTGGTTCTGCACATTGATGCAGCCGCGCTTGAACACGGGCACTGCTTCATTGGGCGCAAACTCGCCCTTGTTCTGGTCGAGATAGTTCAGGGCACTCTTGATTTCGCGGGCGGCAACGCCGACAAATGTCGCAGCTGTGCCGGTGGCACCGAATGCGACAACCTTCCCGCCGGAATAAATCAACGGGGTACCAAAAGCCACGTTGTCAGAACCACCCAGCGGGTGAGTATCGACGATCATGTCAGGCTGCCGGGCGTAACCACCGGGGAAGCCGTTTGCCATAGTGAGTCCAATATTCTGTCCAGGCATAATTATTTGCCCTCCTTATTGTGATTTCTGTGGGGATTGCGGGCGTCATAGGCGGCCTGCTGTGCCGTCTGACGGGCTACGGGATCAGCGTCCTGCGTATTCTTCTTTGCGGTGGACACCGTCGCATTTAGCAGCGCTGCACCAGTGTCTCCGGCAGTCGTTCGAATGCTGGCCAGAAGCGCGTCTGTCACGCGCTTCTTCTCAACGGGGTCTTTCATTGCCGCAATGGCCGGCCGGGCATTCTTTAGGATCTGCACGGCGGCATCCCCTACTACGGGGTCCTGCTGTGCATGAGCATTATCGCTGATAACCTTGGCCTCATCGCCGTCACCGTCTCCGGACCCCGGCTTTACCTCGTCTCCGTCAGGCTCAGCGTGACCGCTCAGGTCAGCGATTACCTTATCGATCTTGCCCTCAGGACTGTCCTCCACGGGATCTTCCTGCTTGCCGGCGCACATAGCGGTCATCAACTCAATCAGCTTATCGAGCTTGTCCTCCATTCCGCCGGAAGCAGGCTGCGCAGCGGGGGGCTCGTCGGTGGTGGGTGCAGCCTTTGTGGGTTCGGTCTCCGGCGCTTTCGCGGGTTCGGCCTCCAGCATTGCAGCCGCATCTTGTACCATCTGAGCCAGATCCTCCGGGTTTGCGTCCTTGGCCGCCCGCCCGAACATGGCGAACAGGCCCTGCTTCTTGTCTCTCATAATGGGTCTCCTTTCAGATTTCGCCGCGGGCGCGGCGTCTTTTATCGCAACATCGTGACCCGCTCTGCCAGTCGGCACAACGGCCACGTGATTGCCTTGAATATGAGTTTGCCGATACCGACCATCGCCGACTGGCTCGTACTGCGCGGTGTATCCGCAGGATATCTCCCGCTTGACACCGTTTTTCACGTCGCTGATCAAATTGGGGTCCGTAATGTGGAGATCAGCAATGGTCTGATTGCCAGAACGGCGAACGTTCTGAATGTGTCCCTTGGCATATCCTGCAACGCTCTCGGGCGTCAGGTTGTCCGGCGGATGCCCGTCCGTGATGGATTTCCCCTCAAATGAAGCCATCGCAGTCGGAGAAAACACTTCATTTTCATCCCGCACCACCGTGACCGGTTGCTCAGGGTCACCCCCCAGCTGAAGCTCACGTGCAAGATACTGCATCTCTCCCGTTCGGGAAATTGGAACGTCCTTGCAGATCAAGAAGCCCTCCGGCGTATCGATCATGTGCGGACTGATCTGTTCTCCAAAATAGCAAAGCAATCGGCTTCAACTCCTTTCGGGTATAAAAAATCCGCCCTGTTAAAGGCGGCTGTAAAGCTCTTTCCAGTTTTGATACTTCGCATCATTGGCAAGGCGGTGTTTTAAGAACGTCTGTGCAGTTTTCGGAACCTTGTCGCCCAATGCGATTCGGTACTGCTGGTATTCTTGCAGCAGCCTCAGATACTTCTGGCGGGCTGCCTGCTGCTTCCGGTACGCCTCAATCTGCGCTTCACTGCGCGGGTCTCTACTGGGCGGATTACTGTGGAACGATGAAAATGTTTTGTCCCGCTGAATCTGCGCATCCGATAGGCCTATGGTCGAATATGGCGTCAGCGTGTGCAGGCAGTTCGGGTGAATCCCCAGATAGCTGTTCATCAGCGAATCAGGGCTGTCTGCGTCGATCTTCCCCATAGCGGCAGACAGCGGCGGATACTCCGGGTTTGTTCCGCTTTTAGAGTAAACCCGTCCCTCATATGGGGCACACGCGGGACAGGTCGTTCCGTGACTGGATATCCGAAACAGGTCCTGTTCCGGGTCTCGGGTGAGTATCGCAAGGTTTTCCGCCTGCCGTGCGGTCGTGCGTGTAACCATGTTACAATAAGCACTCAGGCTCCACCGTCTGCCTGACTTATCCACAAAAGCGGTCAGCCCATCGGCTCGGAGCTGCGTAACCATCTGCTTTGCCGTGTTCCACGCCCCACCACCAGCGGCCTCCATCTCAGCTGCTCTGGCAATTCCGACTCGGCGAAAGGTATCCTCACTCAGCCGCCCGATTGCATAATCCGCGCTGATCTCTGCATGTCGGGAAGCGTCGAGGATACTGGACATCAAATTTGATGTTAGAATCTGCGCAACCGCTGTCTGTTCAACAGTCAGCGCACCGGCGTTCATATACCCCGCCATGTGCTTTGCAGCACTCTCGGAAAGCCTCGCCGCATCTGGGTGGGCTACATAAAAATTGGACTCCACAAGAATAGGAACGTACCGCCAGCAGGCATCCTGCATGTTTGCAAGCGTCTGCTGTACCCGTTCCAACGCAGCCTGCTCTGAATAATCAATCAAGCCCTTTGAATGCTTATAGGCAATAGCGTCCACCAGATCGTGTTCGGTCTTCAGGTAGACCGCACGCAGAGCCTCTTCAATTCTCTGTGGACTTGCTGGCACTAGTGGTCACCTCCTGCGGGCATCAGAAAAGCGCCGGGCATACGCCTGACGCTTTGAGATGCAATTATTTTTTGTTGGGGTTCGGATAATTTTTCTTGATTGTTTCGCCAGAGGCCCACGCCTTTTTTGCTTGATTGATACTCCAGTCTCCGTTCATACCCGGATCGTTCGGATAATCACGCCCCACGTAATCGTCCTCCCACCCGCATACTGGGCAGATATCGAAGCTGCCCTTTGGTTCACTCATGCACATTGCTCCGCAAATCGGGCAGGGGTATTTTTTATTACTTTCCATTATCGAGTTTATCCCTCTCCCAGTATCGCACTGCATTTCTGTTTCCACGATCAGCATTTAGATTCCAAAATGTTTTTATCGTCCCAGAACTCGTTGCCACCGCATATAGTCCGCCCTCGTAATCATAGCGGCAAACATCGCCGTTTGATCTTACAAATGCGTCCCCATGCTTTCCTCTCGGAGACGCCAGGAACGCACGGGCCTTTTCCACATAACCTTCTTCACTGGCTGCTTCAACAGACGCGCCGTGGTCTTTGAAATGCTGCGCCCTTGCGGATGGCGAAAAATCTTTTGCAACCCATCTCCTAGGAAACCCGGTCTTATCCGCAGACAGCTCCCAATAGTCAAATGGTTCCTTAGCCTGCTTGCTGCTCCATTCCGGCATTTGAGAAGATTGTAGACTACCACTTTGAGCGCCGTTTGTCAAGCCCCCACCTCCGCCGGATCCACCCACCTGACCAGGGCGTCCGGCGTGACTAAAATTTCCGCTGCCGGCTCCTCCGTCAGCCGTTGGCATTGCGCCCATTGTCAGTGCAGCCAGTGGATCGCGCATTGCCTGTGTGTCCTGATACGTGACACCGGCGTTCTGCTGGATCTGTTCATCGGGGATACTGTCAAACATGCCTGTATCATCAGACATCTTTTTGAGTTCCTTCTGCGCCGTCCCCTTGTCTAGCAGTCCTCCTTGGTAGGCGGCCAGAACAGATCCGGACTTCTTATCCACAATATCCGCAACCTCTGTTGCCTTGGGCGTCCAGAGCGGCGGAAAGGTTATCCCGATCCCATCTGGCACCTGTCCCCAGCAAGAAAGGCACAGCACCGGGAGAAGCCGCTCCAAAATGGGACGCAGATCGCTTTCCCGTTTCGTGTCGATATAATCGTAATAATTCTGAAGATCACTCTCTCCTGTAGCATTCATCCCCGCGGGCGATCTCCCGAACAGCTTAGTGACCGGGATGCGTGCGGCGCCGGAGACATCCATCATCACGGTGTTATACACATCAGCAAGCCCCGAAAAAGTGTATTGCGTGTTGTGGATGCCGTCGCCTTTGTTGACGATGCGCATCCCGAAGTTGGTGTCTAAGACGCTCTGCGCCTGCAGCGTATCGTAGAGCCGCTTCTGCATAGCCGGAGAACCAATAGAAAGGATCTGATCGACGTTGTCCACTTCCATGTAGTCCCTGCATGCCTTAAAGGTCAGCGCCGCCAGATTATGAGAGACGTTGTCCCGCTTAACGATTTCGTCATAGATGGCCTCCAATTCAGACGCACCCCAGTATGTTTCCGCAATCTTCTCCAGATAAGGAAGCTCACGACCTGTGAATCGCACCACACGAGAATGATGCACGCGCTGCACCGTTCCTCCGTTAGCATCTTGCACGGAGTAATAGGCAGGAAGTCCGAAATCCGGGTCTGCCATGTCGGTTACCAGCTCCATGTCGGGGTATACTCCGCTCCAACGGTCGACCACATACAGACCGAGGAACGTCCCCGGAAGCACTGCATCCAGATCAAGCGGCTGCGCCAGATCT